ATCTTCTAGGTCATAAGGATTTTTATTCCCTAATCCATTATCTTTTGTTTTCGCAATTACATCGTCTATTGTTTTCGCAATTCCAATTTTACCTATATTTATTGATTTATCAAAACTCATGGTGTTGGTGTTGGTGGTGCACCTATGGAAGCATGCACGTGAGTTAATAATGATACATTTCCTATCCCGGCTATTTGTCCTATAATATCCCCTGAAACGGTTAACTTTGCGCAATTAAAAACTAGTTCACCTGTTAATCCAGCATCAATTGTAAGTTTCTTAGTTGAATTATCATAAGTCACTTTTGTTCCGTCCTTAAATTCAATTCCTTCTACATTCTCACTAGCCCAGATTGGAGGCTTCACGTCATCATTGGGTACTTCATGGATTATCTCACCGTCTTCTCCATTATCATGCATGAGTACCGCAACCTGCATATTGACTTCAAAGTACCTATTTTCCTTTATATTTTTTGGTAATGTCAACCAATCGGATACAATACCTAAATCGTCAAAGTTTACCCTTGCCCGACCTGTCGAATAATCAACTTCACTAATTAGTCCGTATCGTAACATTCAATTATTGATTTTCTTCTATTTCATCATTAGTGTCCAATTGAACTGTTTCCGATTGCGTTGGTTTAGGTTTCGCAACTCTGGGAACCCGTTTAGGTTTCGGAATTGTTCCCGTCTTCCGGATCTCTAAACTCGTTGTATAAACCGAACCTCCTGAAACAGTGTGCGTACTAGTTACGTTGTGATACTTTCCGCTGGGTAATCCAAAACCTGTTAAATCAAAGTTCACACCCGAAACAAGCAACGGATCACCCGGTAAATCATTCAACGTTCCAGACTCCTTGAATTTATTCTTATTCCAAAGTCCGCCTTTGACTTTCATTTCAGCCTGTTGGATATTTCCGGCTTTCCCGCCCAAAACGTGAATATCAACAACGTTATTATTCAAGATATCAGTCACCTCGCTTTTTATCAACTTCCCTTTTTTCGGGTTTCTATGGACAATCGAAGCTGAAGCATAAGTATCGTATGTTTTATTTGTCAACGAATAACTACCTATATCTGTCTTGTCAATCTCCATAACAGACGGAGAATTATCCAGTGTATAGTAATCTACAAAAACAAGATCGCTCCCTTTTATATAAAATAAGAATCCGTACTCTTTAGCTATCTCACTCAAAAAAGCCAGATCCGTTTTATTTTCCTGAGTCTTACGGTCCAGGTTGATTTGATTTAATTTCAGACTTGAATTATCAATCAGTCTTAACCCGTGTTTGTTGCAAAAAAACAACGCTATTTGTTTCAAAGTCATCTCTTCAAATGCTTTGTTATTCCGCGTCCTGAGTGCCTTTGTTATTCCTGAAGCGATTGTTTTGATTTCTATCTCGTCAGGCACCCCTGATAATGTCACCTCGTCCACCTGAAATATGCCACAATCAATCAGCTTGTCATTATATCCAATATAAGCTTGAATCGTATCTCCTTCCACAGGATACCAGTCTTCGCTCCAAATTCCTGAAGTATTATCGAATTTCAACGTGCATTCGTCACTGGCACCTTCTTCATGGTCCGTATAACTAATACTTGAAAGATATTTTTCTACCGTTGTAGCAATATCCTTGTTATTCCATATTATTTTTACAACCGGCTTCATTGCTAGTTCTTCCATGGTGCCAATTTCGTTATTATCAATGCCGAATCAGTATTCTCAACAATGGGAACTATTAAAGTTGTTCCGTAGGGTAATATAGGATCAATTGGAACGCCTGGATTAGCATCAACCAATGTCTTTATACCTTTCATACTGCCATAGTATAAGTTGGCCAAATAACCCCACGTTTGACCTTGCGAACATATATGATTAATAGACTTACTCATAAATACTTTTTAAGCAGGTTTCTTTCTATTAATCTTAGTGATACCAAAGGCCACGTAATAAAAACTGTTTTTATTAATCTTAGTAGGATTAATAAAATTACGGGTGAAAAGATAAATATTATCACTGCAACTATAAAATACACTATTATAAGTATCATATTCCTCCCTCCCTGCTTCCAATTACCGCCGCAAATGGTGTACTTGCTATATTGAGTGCATATACACCGGAACTTAGTAATTCACCGTTATTCATTAAATCAGCATAATCCTGCAAACTGTCCGCTCCCAATATAGCACCTGGAATGCTGTTTATCTGTTCAGTGGCTATTTGTATTCTTGAAGCCAGTATCTTTATATTCGTCAATGTACCTGTTGCCTGGTTAAGGGCCATATGTACCTGCGTTGAGCCTCGCTGTATCATTTTACGGGCATTATCTATCTTTGAAGTTGCCACATTAAAATTATCAATTGCACTCTGAGCACTCTGTTGTAACCGATTTAATTTTCCGGCTGACATTTGTCCCTTTGCTATTTGTGTACTAATCTGTTTTGAAATATCAGTTCCATGTTTAATCGAAGTTACTATCAATACCATTGGCGTTTTAATAACTGTCAATGGAAGAGTGGCAACCGGGTTACTGTTTACAAAAGCTTTCCCTGTTTGTTTAACCAACGATTCAGTCGTGTTATACTCTAATAACCGCAACGTTGCTGAAATATCCGTTATATATCCGTCCGGTAATGCGTTTACAATATCTTCCTGAATAGAGGTAATCACAAACTTCCCGTAATTCTTTCCAGTTCCGTCAACCAGGTTCGATACTACTCCGCGGGTCCTGATTGAGTGCAATGCTTCCATTTCACTTTTAGGAGTACAAAATTCCGAACTTAAAAAAATACCCAGTTCAATTTCTTCCAACTTCTCACCGACATTCTGAACTACCGGTTTACTTCCTATAATTGCGATCTGCCCGTAAAGAGTCTCCCTTGAACGATTCCATGATTGAGGTAACTTAATACCTTCGAATTTATATGTGCCTAGCTGGAGAAACATGTATATTATAAAGCTTGGTATGATATTCTTTGATTATTTCCTGCTATTTTTTTTAAAAATTGCTCAAATTCTTTTTGATTATCTTTCAATAATTTCATAAAATCAGCCTTATCTGTCAAACTTCCACCATTCAAATGAATAACTGGAGCATAATGAATAACTGGAGCATTTGAGTTAACAGTACTATTTGTAGCAACTGTTTTGACTGTATCTCTTTTATTAGTTGAGTGTATTTGAACAACCTTTGATTCTTTATGCGCTTGTACGGTTGCTTTTTCCTTGTCTTTTACAATCGCTTTTTCTTGTGCAAGTATCTTTGAAAAGGTAGGTTTTATATTTTGAGTTAACTTAACTGTTTTCTTCATTGCATTTTCAGCAGCAGAATATCCGGATAAGTCCTTAACTCCTTTTAAAGCTTCTTTACCGGCTGCTGCAAACTTACCTTTGAATAATAATCCAATAGCCCTTCCCATTGAACCCAATCCGGATATGATGCCTTTAATCCTGTCAAGTACGTATTCTTTTAATATGTTTCCAAATCCCTTCACAACTGCCCAGGTAGTCTTTACCGCTGCCCTGAATCCTTCAAACTTTTTCCATGCCAATACCAATCCTGCTACCAATGCAACAATACCAATAACTACCCACGTGATTGGATTTGCAAGTAATGCAGCCGTGAATGCCCATACACTTGAAGTTGTTATGGCCGTCCACATAGCAGATACTTTTTGAGCCGCTGCTAATGCATAATATTGAATTTTGAAAAGCAACATGGAGTTTTTAGCTAGACTCATTGCTTTTGAAACCGTTCCAACAAACTTAATTACCGTTCCTGAAACAACATTAAATGCCCCCATAACAATAAGTAGCCCCGCAATTACTGACGCTACTTTTACTAAAGTTGAAAATAAATCTTGATTTCTTTTTATCCAGTTTCCAAATTTATCAGCTAACTTTGATATTTTATCAGCTAACTTTATAGCTGTTGGAAGTGTGGAAATGGCTATTTGATTTTTTAATCCGTCAAGTTGAAGTTTTGTATTGGCTACTGAAGCTCTGTATTTACCAAATGCTGCTATATTTTCACGTGATAAATATGCATTTGATTTTCTGAATTTATTTCCTAAATCCTCAATTGCTTTACCTCCTTTATTGAGCATTGGAATCATATCCTTTCCGGATTTACCAAATGCCAACATGGCTAATGCAACCTTTGTAGGTCCGTCCTTTGCATTTTTATATTTATCGGAAAGTTCCTGTATTACTTTTGCAGTCGTTTTTAGTTTACCGTTACTATCTTTTGCGCTGACACCCATCATAGACATGATTTTTTGAGAAGCCTTTTCTCCATGTGCTGCCAATACCATAGTTTTAGAAAGCTTTCCCATACCGACTTGAAATTGTTCTACACTTACATTACTTCTCTTTGCAGCATAGCTTAATTTTTGAAATTCTTCAGTTGATAATCCTATTTTTTGAGAGGTGAACTGTACTTCTTTTGCTTTTTCATTTACTGCATTGAAATTTGCGAATAAAGCACCGGCTATTGCTGTTCCAGCTGCCATCATAACGGCTCCAGACTTCTGTAATGAACCTCCAATTGCTTTTGATCTCTTTTGAAAATTACTCATAGATTTGAATGACTTTCCCATGGCTTGGTCAACAATACGGGACATTTTGTCCGTTGCCGATAGAATTAAACCAAGTTTCATAACGTCTGCCATACTTTATTTTCTATGTAAATTTGCAAGTCAACAAAAATAAACCTCTTAATTTGTTATTCTGATTAAGTTTGATTTGAGTTTGATTTGAGTTTTTGCAATATTAAAAAAGCCACCGGTTAAAGTGGCTTAATTATTCTTTGGCAAATCCCAGTATAATGACTTCTTTTGGTGAGTTTTGTACGTTTAATTCCAGTTTATATTGTTCGGCTGCGCTATCCAAACATTTATAATAAAATTCAACGTCATACTTTAATACTTCATTTATTCCCGATCCGGTATAGTGTGCTAAAAAAATAACATCGTCAATCGGGATTATGCGTTTTTTGGTGATTTCTTCCCTCCATAATCAGACATATCACCGTCGTTAATGAAAGTGATCACTTCAAGAATCTCTTCATCGTCGAAACTGTTTATTAAATCTTCATAAACAACAGGAAGGTCATTTATTCTAACACTTGAAAGTTGTTTTCTAAAATTTTCTTCAGCATCGTTGGTTGAATTAACTTTTTTGTCAGTGGCAACTTCTTTTGCTTGTAATTTCATGATATATTCAACCGTTTTCTTTCCGCTCTGAACAATCATATCGAGTTTAATTTTCTTATCAAACGAACATAAATGAGTACGCTTTATAGTACCTTCGTTTATTTTTCTTTTAAAATATTTTTCTTCGGGCATAGTATTTTTATTTAATTTATTAGGATTAAAAACCATTCCGGACATTGTGCCGGAATGGTTTATCTTATCTGTGAAAATCAATCTTTAATCTGTGAAAATCAAATTCCAAGATTTTGTTTATAAGCAGCCAACTGATCAACTCCGTCAATTCGGAATATGTTGTTGATGATATCCAATTCTACAATGGCACGCCCGTTCACTTCTTCTTTGATATACGAAATATCAAATTTAGTTGACAGGTCCGTATCTTCTTTGGCCTTGAATGCTCCCAGTCCATGATTGTTTGAGGTACCACGCAAATAAACAACAACAGGTTGTTCGTCTGTTACGTCTCCATTGGTGTACACGGTCTTGTTACTCCTTACCATTAGTTCAATGGCCTTACGCGGGTTCGCACACGCAACTTGTACGTCATTGTCCGGATAATTCCACTTAATGGTTGCTTCCAGTGCGTCGACTCCATTGAAAAACTTCAACGAGCCAATCAAACCAAGAGCCTTGTATTCAGATTTTGAAAACTGAATTTCAGGTAATGACACTTCAGACGCTTGTCCGTGTGTCGACGTTCCGTTAATATAAACGTTAGCGTCCTGTACTTTTGATATTACTAAGCTCATGATTATTTCAGATTAGAAAGTAATGAAGTATCAATGTAATTGTCGAAGGTGATCCGTTCACCTGGTGTTGGGAACATGTACACGGTTGTAAATACTACATGTCCGTTTGCAAGTTCTTCAGTTGAATTCTTTGCAGGATCGTATGTACATTGGCTACCTTCCAGTAAAGCCTTACGCGCAATAAGTCCGTTAAAATAATTATTCACAGTCTGACGCACCAGGTCAATATAAGCCTGGATAATTGGCTTGTCAATATATGGCAACATGGCCAGTTCAATTGATTCGTCTACAATATCCTTTGTTCTTTGTCCACACTCGAAAGTCAATGCTCCGGTTTCAGTTGGAAACGAAGAGTTACGGTTTCCCCATAACCTGAAATCAGCACCATAGTTATTAAATACGGTTGTAATTCCGGAAGCATTTAATAAGTTCGTTTCTGTTGTCGGATCATTAATAGCTGCTGTCAGTTCCGTTTCAAGTCCGGTGATTCCGTCAATGGTATTATTCGAGGAACTTACCCAGAATCCTCCACCTGCTGTTTCACTTGTTGCATCTACTTTTGCCCGTATTGCAGCCGCATATGTAGATAGTGGAACTACTGTACCTGTACTGTTTTTAAGTCCGGGATAATAAAGCATGGCACGGGTTGAAGTAGATGCCCAAAGTCCCGCAGTAATACGCAACGCTATTGCTCCGCTGACAGTAGTGCCCGTTGGAGCGTCCAGATAAGCACAACCCCTGAACTGATTAGCTGAAGTTGTCAATGCTGCTGCAACACCTGACAAGCCGGTAAATCGAGGTGCAATAAACACCTTGGCATTAAATCCGAACTGACTGAATGCAGTTTCAAAACATTTAAGCCCTGTACGAACTCCGTCAGTGACTGAACCTGTAAAATCAGCAGCTACCGGTGTAGGTGTTCCGGTCCCAACTGAAACTACTAACACTGTTGCACCTGTTTTCTTTGTGATCGACCGGATAATAGCTAATGCTTCCGGAATGGTACCCAACAAACCAAACTGAGTGTCGTCCTTTTCAGTAGCACACAATATCAGTTTATCAGTATCTCCGGTTGCAGCAGTTCCAATCAATCCTATAACAGCAGTCTTCACCGTGTTTACAAGTGCTATTTGTGGTGAGGTAATTGTTTCAACCCCATGTAAAAAAGTATCACTCATTTTATTTTTTGGATTTTTGTTTAATAACATATCCCTTTTTTACAAGGGATTTTACATAACTTGTGTCTGGCAGTTCTATCGTTTCACCTTTATCGAAAATATAATCTTTTCCATTATCAGTAAATGATATAATACCATGTTGATTTGTGTACTTATCCATTGGTATCAATTTTTTTGAAAGTTGGGACCACCGGTTCAGGTAAATTCTCAATGGCTTTAATTGAGGTTGAAAAACTGATCATATAATTCCAGTCGTTTTGGGTACCTGAATCAATATATCCGTTTTTTATCAACTTTATTTTTGTGAATCCACGAAATTTATACCCTAATAATTTTGTTTTAATATCACTGATAATGGCAAAAATACCTGAAGGTCCTTTTCTGGTTTTACTTCGTAACAGGATTTCAAAATTGACAGTTTCATTCTGAATAATAATGTCTGTACTTTCCGGACTATCATAATCAGAATTCGTACAAATAACATAAACAGCCGGCTTAGTGAAATTCTTTTGATACTCCGCTTCATTGTCCGGCAAAGGTTTTGCCAGGTAAATGGTATTTAATTCAGTTATATTCTCGTCCGTATCTACCAATTTAGGACAAAGCAAATCGGAAATATCAATCTCCAGTTGTTCGTAGTTAATCATTGTTTAATTCAGCATACGCAATATAAGTCTGACCATCAAATTTGGTATTAACTTCTTTTATTACGAGATTATAACCCTTTACAATGAGATATTGTACGTTTCCGTTATCAACCAATGTTTTTAAATTTAGAAATTGATTAATAGAGTACTCAAACCAATATTTATATGGTCTGTATTCATACCTGTCACTACTTCCAATTGAAACAGGTTCTGTTGGACAATTGAAAAGCACCTTCTCAGTTTGCGCAATAGATGAATCCGACGGTGTCCAAACAGCCGTATCTCCGAACACTGATTGCGTGCCCGAAAATACAATCTGCTGGATGTCGTCAAATACGCTCATTACACGTTTTCGTTGATACTGATTTGAACAGTAGCGTCACCACTAGCAGCTGCTGTGTAAGCCCAACCAACCAATGTATTACTTGTAGCTGTTGTGGTTACATTTTTAGCAGTACTGTCAAAGTATACCTTTGCACCGATAGTAATTGCACCGGTTGCTTTTGGCACTTCGAAAACACCTTCTGTCAATGAGACATAAGTTTCACCTTCTGCTGCAGTTGTCATTGCTACTGCTACTTTTGAACCGATCAAATGCAAGTCTCCGGAAGTTATTCCGCCTGCAGGAGCTGTATTCTGAATTCGATCGCCTTCGCAAATGTAATTTTTCATTCTGTTTATTTTTTTATGTGAGCGGACTTTCATCCACTCACTGTTTTTTCTTATCTGTGTAAATCCTTATTCAATCTGTGTAAATCAGTATACAGATTATTGACCTGCATTCTTATACCACCCACGATAATCAATAGCAGCGACACCAAACTCAGCTGCAACAGCGAATTTAATACCTTGAGTATTGAAATTATCTTCACGATTAGCACGTAAACCTCCGTTACCGCTCAAATAAGCATGATACAGACCGTCAATGGCAGCAGGATCAGCAGCCAGGAACCAAGCGTTTCCACTTAACCGGTGTTCAACAATTAACGTGATATTCATAGTTGAAAACACGTTTACGCTTGACGATTGTGTTGGTGCGATAACTGCCAGTAATTTACGGGCTGTGATTTCATTTTCAGGAGATACAACCAGCAATTTAGGAACAACGCGTAATGTCTTTCCAGCAATTCCAGTTTGTTTTTTCATTGCAAGAACTGCAGCAGTTAAAGAAGCTTCGCTCAATGCTGAGCCGGAACCTGAAAGATTGGCATGATCAGCATGGAATAATGTTTTCCCGTCGTCCATTTTGACATTGGCAGTTAACATGTTCCAAACCATATCACCACGTAACAAATCCCAATCCGTAACAAATTTCTGTGGAATACGTTCGAATGCTGACATGTCGTCATTGATAATCATTTTGCGGGTCAAGATCAAACCTTCTGCAAATGTTTCCACTGCAATAGTTTGTTTTGCTTCCTTCATGCTACCATATTTGATTTCATCACCTTCTGGTAACTTTTTCATACCGTTGGAAGAATCAATCTGATACATGGCCTTTGCCTTGAAATCATTCACGGAAGTTTCACGCGAAATCATTCCCCAGTATTCTTCTGCAAGTTGATAGTCAGCACGAAGCGATTTGTTCAACACGTTTTCAAGAATCAATGGGAAATCAGAAGTTGACATATCACGTTGTTGGCCCATGATAATCAATTGAGCAATCTCTTGCTTATCTTTTCCACGGACATTCACACCTTGACCAACGAGAATCTCTTTTCCGATTTCCAGTAAACTCATTCCACGGAATTCATTACCACCTTCTTCAAGTTTGAAAATGGAAGGATTTGAACGGTGCAACATAGCATTTTCAATACCACGTACTTTCTTTTCAGCTCCTGTATCACCAATATGAGGTGCAGGTTTAGGATCTCTTTTTACAAAATCGTCAATAACAGATTGACGTATTTCTTCAACTGTGTTTTCTCCATTGAAAAAATCAATGGCCCTGGAATCTTCCATTCCTGCAGCTCGTGTACTTTTCAGAATAGAGTCTAAACGGATCCTGCGATCTGCTGTAGCCTGGCTTCTGATTCCTTCGATATTCACAACATTTACAGGTGTTTTTGCCGGATTTTCCGAACGAATTGCGTCAAGTGTCTTTTCAGTGCTGAAAAGCTCCATAGCGCGAGCATCGTCCAATTGTGCCGAACGGCAAATGCCTACAATAGCTTCGATACGGCTTTTATCTTCAGCAGTACCACCGGCTCTGATTTCTTCAATGGTTTTAAACATGTTTGTTTCGTTTTTTAAATTATTTTCAATGAAAAAAGTATTTTGATTAGTATCATTGCTCCGCATAGTGGAGTTTATGTCCGCTGGTATAGGCGCAATGGCAACATGGTTTGGCTCCCAGTCTGTCATTTTGTAAGTTACTGTATTGGTAACTGTATCTTCTTCCCTGATTCCTTTATATATGGAATAACCAACAGAGAATGTATCAAGAATTCCACTTATTAAATCTGCACGGGTTGCATCGCTGCATTGTGCTCCTAAAGTGACAGTTCCGACCATGGATTTATTTTCAAATCGTACATTTGAAATTTTACCCATTACATTTTCAGGTTTTACAACAGGGTTGAATCTATCCGGATGACTGTCAAGAAGTGAAATACCTGCATCTACACGTCCCATACGGACATTTTTCTTATCACAAAGCAAAACTTCAGAATAGTTTTCATCCCAATTACACCGGAGTACCGGAGTTTCAGTTGCAAACGTGATATCAAATGTTCCGGCTTCTGTATTAAAGCTGTTTTGTACTACCTGAGCTTGTGCCCTGTATTGTACACCGATTAATAATTGCTTTGTTTTTGGCATAATAATTAATCTAAAATTGTCCAGTCTTCAGATAATACGTCAGAAGTTGAAGGATTCCAACCTGAAATAAGATTACTTAAACCAACAATTGCTAATTGGTTGTTATAATAAATAGCGTCAATTTGTTCAGAAGTATCATTGAATCTTCTTACAAATTCTTTTTTTACTGATTCAGGTAGAGATTGCATTTTTGGTACAATATCTTTATGGATAGTCGAAGGAACTTGCATAAAAACAAACATTACTTTTCCATTCCAACCCTGTCTACTAACTCTTTTACCAGCTTTTAAAGCTTCAATTGCAATTCCAAAATTCATATTAATAAAATTATTGGTTATATTTTATACATTCTCGTTTACCTTTGCTTCAACAGGTGCCATTACGACACTCGTAAAGTTTATCCCGGCATCTGCCATTTTCTTACGCTCTAATTTCACTTCTTCTAAGAACTCGTCAGGGTCGCGTCCGTCTTCCCGTACTATTTCACTCCAGGTAGTTATCCCAGCTGAAATCTGTGCGATTCGTGCATTTGTTTCTTTTACAGGATCCAGTTGCTGAACTCTTGGAGCTGTCCAGTCACTTGCATCACAATCGACATAAACACCTGTCAAACCAACCATAACTAATGAATCCATAAACCACCTCCAGATAGGAACGCAAACCTGTGGTACCATTAAGTTATACTGAAGCTTCCTAAAACGTCCGCTAACGTCTATCTTTGCCATTCGACCGCTTGTGAAGTTCACGTTGCTGTAATCCATGGTAAGCATTTCATATGTTATCTCGTATCCGGCTGCAATACCCTGCAAAATTTTCTTTGAGTATTCTCCATAACCGTCCGCTGCCGGTGGATTTGAAAATATAATCTCTTCTTCTTGTTGCAGGTATTGTATGATACCCGGTTCAATATGCTCAGTTAAATCTGTATCTTCTCCTACTTTGAACTCGTGATTTTTTACAAAAGCTGCAAAAGCTGCAGCTACTTTTTGCCGCATGAGTTGCGCATCTTCATAGTCACTGAAATCGGACATTTTCATGAAAGCAGAAACACCACTTGGAACTCCTCTTACTTGTCCGGCCCGTAATACTTCAAAAGGTTGCAGAACGTCATCAATTGAAATAAGTTCGGACTGAATACCGGTCCAGTTAACAGCCATATCATTTGGGTTTGAACTCCATACCCAATATCCGGTTTTTAAACCTTCTTTATTGAACTGCACTCCTAACCTGCAATATCCTTCTTCATTTATAAAGTTTTTCTGGTGATCCAGCTGATCTCCTTCTAATACTTGTATTTTAATGGGGATCGGATTAAACCTGGTAGGTTTTACACGTCTCCGGATAATCAGACAATCTCCACCTTCCGAAATTTCAGACATGATCAACTGCTGTAATCCGTAAAAAGTATTATTTCCGTCCCAATCGCATTCGGTACTTTCAGCCCAATGTTTCCAAACCTGTTTAATTTTCTTTATCTGGTTCCGGGTTCCACTTGTTGGAGCCGGTCTTATTCCTTCGCCTACCGTGTTGGTAATTATTACGCCCAATGCTCTCTTTGCCCAACCGTTGTTACGTACAAAACTCCTACTTCTGTTTCTCAATGTCTGAAGTGCAACTCCAATCTCCACATTTGGACCATTGGAGGTTGCACCTTTCATACTTTTATTTCTTCGACCGTATTGTGCAGCTTCATAACTTCGCCTAGCCTGAAGTCTTCGCATTCCTTCACGTGGATTTATCCAGGCTACAGTTCTGTCCAGTAGATTTAATTTTACTTTATTCGAATCCACGGCCATATTCTGCAAATTTTCTATTGACAGTTTTTACATTCTTTCCCAAATCAGCTTCCATTTCCTGTTTAATCAGCTTCATTTCTTTAATAGAACGGTAGACAATCTCTTTGTCACCATACCTTACAGTAGTAGCTCCCAATGCAATAGCATCCGTGAGTTTATCAAGTTGTAACTGTGTATAGGCCATTCTTATTCGTTCAAATCAGTTTAATCAGTATCTTAGGCAACAAAAATAAACCTCTTAATTCATTATTTCAATTTAGTTTGATTTGAGTTTGATTTGAGTTTTTGCAATATTAAAAAAGCTACCCTTTTGAGGTAGCTTTAATTTCTGTTTTTTTAATAATGCTAATGCGTTAGGATCCTTGTTTTTTCATACCCCAGTGAACATATTATAATCCCGATTAACAAAATTAAAATCTAACTCTTCATTTGTATAATGTGTTAGCTCTTGAAGGGTTTCTTTCAGATATATTTTAGGTTGTTTAGATAAATCATTTAGCCATTCTACAAAACTCTGTGCTTCTACAACGTCATACTTTTTACCTGACATTAAACCAATTTTATATAAATCGCAAAATTCAAGCGTTGATCCTATCATATTTTTTGCAGAAACGAAATCAACAATCGGTTCAATACTTGCAAAGATTTTAAATCCTGCATTGTGAAGTTCCTTCATTGCTTGTATGCGCTGTAAATTTGTTGAAGCATTGGGTTCTAATTCATCATGTCCTGTCAAAGTAAAACCATATGCAATTAAATCTTTTCTATGATCTTTGTAAGTATCTTCGTCAAGAAGTAAGTCTTCAACCCACCATGTTGTTTTAGTCAAAACTTTAACAGGTATTTCGTTGAACTGACAAATTCCAATTGCGTCGTGTGTAAGATCAATTGTTTCTTTCAGAAAAGGATCGCTGGTAAATGTAAAGAACAAACCATGTTTTTGTAAATCTTCTTTATTTTGTAAAATTTCTTTCTTGAATATTTCAAGTGCGTTTTCTTCATTTTTAAAGCAGGATTTCAGCTCCGGTTTATCACCTCCCATTGCTTGAGCTAAAACTCCTTTTTTCAGATAGCAATAAGTACAACCATTTGAACAACCTTTGTAAAAATTACATGCCCAATAACTATATTCACCGGCTTTCCCGCTAGGGTTATAAATAGCCTTACCTTTGAAGCTTTTAATTTTTTTATTAAATACTACTTCTTCTCCAAAATCGCAATATTGACCACGGAACTCGCACTTGCCATTTTTACCATTATCTGGTTTGTATGATTCACATTGTTTTCCACAATCTGATTTTTCATAACAAGTATCAGCTTCCATGCAATAAACAAAATCTGATTTTGAATGTGGTACCGGAATTGCTTCAAGGACTTTTAATTCATTCAATCCTTCTTCTTTCATTATCTCCCGAAAGTATTCTTCTGAATGTGCCGTTTCAGCATCTTCATTTTCAAAATAAAATTTCTTTTTCATATCAATATCTGAATTTAGTAAATTGAATAATTGCAAGCGGTTTACTTAAATCATATCCTTTAAACCAGGATTTAAAATCTTTAATATCCAAGCCGTCATTGTTTGCAAGTCGATTCGGAATAAGTGCAGTTATAGAACCGTCATTATCTACCCGTGGGAAACCGACAAGCGAATTATGGAAGGTTAGTTTCTGAACTCCTACGCCGTCATCTTTTTTTAGAGTTATAATGTCTTTCCATTTCGAACGATAAGCAATTCCACTCCAACAAACAACCCTCAATACAGCTTCACCCAGGTTAACCTGTTCTATTTTATCAACCCAGCCTTCATAATCCGCCCGGCAGGTATGCTCTTTGGGAAATAAGGCAGTTCCGTCGTCCATTATAAATGGCATTTCACCGTCTTTAACACGTAATAAAATACTTTCCCTGAAATACGTTGGTTCACCTGAACGCGGGTGTTCTTTCATAAATTGGCTACTCAAAATAAGAACAATCTGTTTCAATGGTTTTTCAATTGGTAAGTTGTTTTTCATTTACTTTTTCTTTAACCGGGTTATTACTCTTTAAAAAATATACTCCTGATTTAAAGTTTTCAATTACACTATCCAGATCCCATTCTTCGGTTTTTATTTCCGGTAGTCTTTTTACTTTAATTTTTACGATAATAATCCTAGCTTCAATATCTATTGAATGAACTTTAACCCAACTTAATAAACTATTTCCGGTAATAACAGATCCTTTTTCAAGGGTAATCCGGTAGTGATTATATGTTTTTTGAAGCGATTTAGATATAACTTCTCCAATAAATAACCTGATTGTTGATGATAGAATTGATTTTTTAGCAACTAATGCCGGATATTCTGCTAACATAAAATCAGAAGTTAAGCGGTTACTTTCCGCAAGTTGTTCATAGGCTCCACGAACATACCTCATACCAGGAGGTGGTAATGGTCGAATGGATCTATTTCTTTTTATCTCTGAGATTAATTTGCTTGTGTAATTTTTACATTCAACATCCAAAAGAAGTTGATCAATTGTCTCAAAAACTTTAGTACTAAATTCAAATTTTACAGGTTTTGTTTTCATTTTTGTTATTTGTTTAATTCGTATTTAATTATTTTGATTTACTATCTCAATTCCAAAATCCACCTGATTTTCTTTTCTTTTTTTCTTCCGGATCCTGTTCCGTTTCGTTATTCGAAGTATCCGGTGAGTTATTTTTTTGTTTCCGTTCCGTAACCCCTCCCAATGCTTTCAACTGTTCAGGTTTCAATCTGTCCAATCCTACTATCGAAGCAGCCGCCCTGGCATATACCCTGCAATCGAGCGGTTCATTACGTGCATATCGCTTTGTCCATTTCTTTTTTTTCTCTACCCAGTCTTCACCGGTTAGCCCTTCAAAATAACGGTTGTCGTATTGTGGAAAGTGGCAGTAGCAAGGTGGATAAGTTCCGTCTTCGTAGTTTGGTTCTATCTTAAACCATTCGTACAATTGAGTTTTAAGAAAAGATACACCGATATTCCACTGCTTTAATTTCCCAATCTTCTTTCCGTTTTTATTGTAATCAATTTGCTTTGGAGTTGAAAAAGCAATCTGCATTTTATCCTGGCCCTTGGTTGCCATGATACGCTTATTTCCAAAGGACCGTACAAAATCATAGACCTCAGACGTTGCATAACCGCTATCCACTGCTACACGAACTAATTGCAATTCCCTGCCGTCTTCACAAATCCAGGTTTCATTCAATACTTTTGCTAACTCCTTCCACACATCCGGCAAGAATGGACTTCCCAACAACGATCTGTAATCAATCGAATAACTGCTTTTATCGGCACACCAGCCAACTATCTCCAGTTCTATACGATCTTTCTGAATGTCAACCCCGGCTGTCATAAAACAAACGTCTGCATGTACGGTGTTTGGTGCATAGCTTTCACGCCTGTTGTATATGTTTTCCCAGTTCGGAGCTTCTCCACTTTCTTTCAACGTCTCCCCAAATATGGTATTTATAACCACGACCATTTTCTCAGGATTCTTTTTTGCCTGTTCATACTTTGCAGCGATATCACTCCAACTAAACCAACCCAGCGGGCTATAAAAACTATTCAGGTGAAATCCAATACGATCCTTACTGGTGTTTTCTGGTATCGTTGCAATCCATTCTCCATTCGCCAGCATATCTGGCTTGCTTATTTCTTCAATCAATGACCCACATTCAACACATGACATTCGTGCAGTCTCAGGTTTTCCATCTTCCCACTGAAGGTTTTCAAATTTCAATATCTGTTTAGCTCCGCAATGAGGACATGGGACATGATAATAATGCTGATCTGTTTCTTCGAATGCTGATTCAATGGCACTATGTCCCTCGATCGTTGGCGTAGAGATAATAAAAATTTTTTTCTTTGCAAATGTCCTCGTTCTAGCCTCTGCCAGTTCAATTGGTGAACCTTCTCCGTTCAAGTCTGTAGGATACCCGTCAACTTCATCAAGGAAAACATTCCGTATCGGTATAGACCGCAACCCCACAGGACTATTGGCACCTGCCATAAGAAGTACCCCCATGGGAAAGTTCTTTTGTGTAATAGTATTCTCTCCGCTCCGACTCTTTGCAGTTGACACTTTGCGTCTCAATGATTCACAAGACTGTATCATGGGGTCAATTCTCATTTTCGAGTTACGCTTCACCGTATCGTCCGTTGGTTGCACCATCAACGTCGGAGCTGGACTGTTGTCGATAATATATCCGATCCAGTTATTACCGGCCTCCGTAAATCCCAACTGTGCACCCTTCATAACAACCACATACTTGTAAGAAGAATATACAGATAAGCAATCCATGATTTTTTTCAGGTATGGAGTTCTGTCTGTTCGCCACCTTCCGGGCTCAGAAGCAGCCTCTGGTGATAACCACCTGTTCTGATCCGCCCATTCAGATACAGTGAGCTTTGGTACCGGACGTAATCCGTCCAGAAATCCAACTATCAGTGATATGTTTTTCTTAGTATTACTCAGCATTGAAGTATTGGCTACATTTAAAATTAACTCTTGGTCTAAAATCTTTGAAATCACAACTGTTTAAAATCTGTTTGCGATTGGTGTAGTGTGCCATGTCAAGTTGCCATTGAGGGATAATCTGATTTTTTTAAAATCCCTATATGGCTGGGCAAATGGATCTATTTTTAATTTTTTACAAAAATTAATTCGTTGATAACTATCTTCTAGTTCTGTTAATAGTACATAAACCGAAAATTTATTCGGTTTACAGTTGTATTTTCTTAATAGTTTAGTGGCTTTTTCAACGTGTTTCATTTGACTTAATGAATCGCAGGCCATTCTTATTGGCTTATACCATTTTACTTTTGATAGTAGCTTGGCAATTTCTTCATTTCCTGCTATAATTCTTGCGTCTAACCCTTGATTAAAGTCTATTTTTATACCAAGTTTTATAATTTTTTCAATCTGAATTAATCCGTGTTCGCTGGATAATACATTATTATCCATTAAAATAGCTGCTTTTCTTCCTTCTATAAACTCTTCTATATCTTGATTTGCTCTTATAGATCCTTCTTTTTCAGGAACTATGCACCATTTACATTTTCTAATACAACCTCGTGTCAAGAATCCATATGCTTCTTTAAAATCAGGATATATGGAATAGTCCGGGCACATGTTTTCTATTTTAGAATCAAGCTTGGTAAAGTTATATCCGGTACCACCTTTAATTATTTCTCCTAAATTGCCAAACTCCAACATGCTTTCATTTGAGAAAGTAAAAACTTTACTCATATAGGTTCGATCATAATTATCGAACATTGCCCATTCTACACTATCCCCAATTGACTTGTGATATGCTGAAATCTTCATTAAAGCTAAATTTGGAAATCCTTTCCCGTCAACATCAATTAATCCTATTTTCATTTCTTTCTTTTGTTGCAAATGTTTCCAAAGCTTCTGTCAGGTTATCAATCAAAAAATTATTAAATGCGTTCCGGTCATTTGCCAATGAAATCAACGTGTCTGTAATCCTGTCAGGTATGCTTAGTATATTATTTCTTACTTCAGTTCCGTATGCAAAAAGCTCTGTATATAGTTCTTCTTTAGGAGCTAGAATACCCTGTTTTTGTTCAAATTCAAGTTGAGCTAACTTGGCCTTAAAGATCTTTTCGTACTTCTGGGCCTGTGCCATAGAACTATCATTATTCAAATCTACTGTAAAATCTGAATCCGTTCTATTGCTTGCTTTCTGAGTATTTTGTTTTACATGAATGGAAGGTTGTTGTATATTTTCTTTACCATACCTTGACTTTGCCCCTAAATTATACGCTTCAACTTCTTTCAAAGCTTCCAGATAGTCAATTTTCTTTTTCCCATTGCTCTCAACAACTCCTTTCGAAATCTTACCAAGGTTAACAGCGTCTCGAATGGTCTTTTCGCCAACTTCAATCCGCCTTGCAAATTCCCTGAAACTTATCAACTCACTCATTTTGTTTTTTGCGTATTTAATTTTTGATGTGCGTATATGTACGCAACATTCACTCTCGCGTTAATATTGTATTAAAATTCAGGTGCGTATATGATTAATTTTTCATATCTAAATTGAAAACGGGGGTGCGGCTGCCTGCATTAACTATGGCCGTACAGTACCTTTTATACCCCCAGTGCGTACAACCTATTTAGTTAATTTGTTAACTTTGTTTTGAAGCAATGCCCTCAATCGTGACGGAAGGTTCTTCTCAACATAAGTCGTTACGTGTGCTTGTGTGTTCTTATTTGCAGCCATGGTAGAGAACGACGGACCTTTCATTTCTGTTACTCGTTGCTTACCTGTGCTTGTCTTCACTTTGTCATGGATAAACTTTGATCCTTTATAACTCCCTGCCGCATATATGCCCTTATGTCCACTTGCCATTGAAGCAACAAAAGCATGTTTAAGGATCTGGTTCTTACTTTTCTTTATCTCTATCATGATAAAGCCGGATCCTCTCTTACCTGTTCGACTCTTGGACTCCTTGAAATTGAATCCTACCATGGGAACAGTCTTGTAAGAATAACTAACAGCTGCATATAATCCATCCACTGTTCCTTTAGCCGGTTTAGTTAGATCTGCAATACGACCAATGTATTTGCTATTGATTGTATACTCCTTCTTAGCATCCTTCTTAGCCATTGCAATGACACGCCTTGCCGTTGTGTTCAGTGCAAATGCTGTTGTTTTCTGAATCTCTTTGTAGGATAGCTGGTTTGCAAATTCATTCTGTATAGACTGAATCGACTTTTTACCTTCAATTGTTATGCTGAATTTCATTTAATTTTGCTTCTATTTTGATTGATATTTTTTTATAAGTAGCATTTGTAAGCATACTATCATGTTTCCGTAAATAGGCATCGACCGAATATACATGTGAAACACCTATTAATTCCTTTAAGGCATACTTGTTAAGTGTTGCATTATAAGCAAAATAACAAAACATATATTGCGCCATTTTATAAGGAGCCTGTGAGCATTTCTTGCTTAAATCTGTATCTGTAAGACAAAAAGCCTTACAAATAACTTCTTTAATAAAAACAACTTCTGTATTTTCCATTATGATTTTATTTTAGTACTTTATCAAGATTATTAATTAATTCAATATCAATATCATTTATGGCATTACTCATTTGGAAATACCTGTAAGCTCCCTGTGGATCATGTTTTACAACTTTATTGTACAATTTCGTTTTCCTGCGATATGTTGCCGAACTATCAAATAAATCATGGCATGACCGGCAACCAAGAATAAGATTCCATTTCTCAGTGTAATGCTCTGGCCATATGCTTTTGGGTAGAATGTGCATAAGGTCCACACTCGGTTCATTTTTGCAAATCATACATGAATCTCCATTCTCAATATAAATTTCTTTTTTAATCTTTGCCAGCAACCTATCCTTTGCTGCCTGTTTTGTAGATTTTGTTTTCAAAGCGTGTTTTTTAATTTATTCTTATGAAACTTCCATACCTGGTGCAGGTGCCACCGTTCACCCGGTGTATAATCTTTCATCATTTCCAATCGTTTAGATAGTTCATCGCTCGTCATTTCTTCTACTGACGTATAATCCATTCTGTAGCATGGAAGCTCTATTATCTTTGCCATTTAGATTGTTATTACGTTCCACCCAAACTTGAAACCTTGAAAGTATTTTTTTATCAGAGGGATTATCATTTGTATATCTCCTGTTGAATTTTCGACCAAGTCGTATAATTCCTTTGTAGAGGTTAGCGTGATTGATTGTCCTGTAATCTTAATTGACTTCAACCCAAATATCATACAGTTGCATTCAGAATCGAAATTAACCGACATTTCAGAATGTATTTTTTTCCAGCGATTTATAAAATCTGAATTCCCGGCAGTGACTTCTTTTGTTTTCCAATTAAAGGCAGCTGCACATTTATTGGTTATTTCATTTCCGTTGGCATCTTTCCACCCTGTTTTTTCGTAATGGGCATTGAATCGTTCGATTTCCTTTTCAGGGTTTATAATTCCTTTTTCTAAAAAGAAAATTTTAAAAATTCTATCTTTCTCTGAGAGAGAAATAGATTTATCTATTTCTTCTTTATCATTCTTCTTATTCTCTTCATTCTTGTTAGTGTCCGTTTGCTTTACTGTTTGATGTCCGTTTGCTTTACTGTTTGAGTTGTCACTAGGTTTATTCTTTGCCTTACTGTCTGTTTGATAATCTTGATACTTACAAATTGATATTAATGTAGTTACATTATTTTTCTGCCTTATTATTTGATTATCCGCTTCAAGCATACATAAAAACCGCTCCACCTTACCCCTAGACCACTTCCAACGTTTCGCCAAATTTTCAACATCATAGCCTGTTTGACCTACTCCAACATCGACCCTAATACCTCTTTTTATGAATGATCCTGGCTTATGGTTTGCTATAATTAACATGTCTGTCCAAGCCTGCCAACGGGTAAAAGGTTCTGAGAAATACATGCTGTTTTCAACAGATTTGCGATAATATCTTATCCAACCTTCCATGTCATTTAGTTAGTCTTTTAAACTCTAGTAAAAATGAATTCTTTGCTATTTCAGGAAGAATAGAGGCAGTCTTATTGATAACATTATTCTTCCATTCGTATTCTAACACTGCTTTATCAATGTATTTGACTGCATCAACCATAGGCCAGTGAAATCCGAATTTTTTAGCAATAACACACATGAGATTGTTTTCAATTACTTTATACTCCGTCATGTGGTTTTTTATCGGAGTGGGAATGTCTACTAAGTACGCTTCACTTGCATCGTGCATTAATGCCTGTAATTTATCCGATTTAATAGATAAGTCTGCACACATGATAGAATGTTCAGCTACAGAATGAAAAGTCTGTGTATGGCCAGCAAAACGGCACTGGTGAGCAAGTGCATGAGCTATATCCTCAATGCATATCATATCTTCTGTAGGTTCAAATACATTTACGTATTTACCACTGTATGTCCTTATACAGTCTTTTTTATATAGGTCTTCGTTTTCCATTATTATTTGGGTTTAATTAAAATAAGATTCCGACTTCGTCAGCCTTACCGCAACACGGAAGTGAAATAAAAATGTTAATATATTATCTTTTGATTTTGATAGGAAAGCCGGAAACTATCCAAGCTATTAAAATAGCGTCCCTGGTTTCCTGATTCGTTGGGAATGTGATTCCGGTAAATGACTTAATTTCGTCATGCGTTATCTTACCCTCAGGTCCTTTCCAGCATTTAATAAATGGCTTTTGTAGTTCAACATTTAAACCGTAATGTTTTGCCATTTCAATAATATGTTTTCCTGTTTGATGATTTGAACCTACATTCTTTGCGATTCGTTGACCTATTTTGGAAACATCACCGTGAAAATTACTAATTGAGTTTAACCACCCAGCCTCCACAACTATAAGAATATCAGATTTATTATCACTTATCTTTTGAAAGAAATCCACAATAAAAGGAAACTGATAATTAAATACGCTTATATTTTTTGTTTCTTTTTCAAGAATTGCAATTCCTGATCTTGTAATATCTGGATCTATTGCTATAATTATTTTATAGTTCATACTGCAATTTTTGATTGATTGATTGATTGATTGTTTTCATTCTTTGACTTTTCCTTTGTCTGATCATTTTCATATTTTGATTTACAAGTTCGATAATCCGATCATGATAATCTGTATTATTATTTTGCATTCCACGAGATTGAATCACTTTAAAATCTTCGAGTGACACTTCAATAGTTTCAACCGGTTCATCATTTATCCTTGCACTCATAACCAATGATTCAGGTTTACTATAATATCTATTCGTAAATACACAATGATGCAACTTATCGCCCTCTGATACATACTCCTGAACACTGTTAAGCACTTTAATTAAAATAAGACCGTCTGTAAACTGTAAACCAAAGAATCTACTTTTAAGAGCTTTGAACTGTTCTTCCTGTTCATATGCAAGCTTTTTAGCTTCTTCATTTCTTTTTTTACTTTCAATTTCACGTTTCTTTTTAACAAGCCTGTCATGTTCCTTATTTAGATCAATTGGACAAACATATTTTGCATTTGAAATATCCTTTTCAAAATGAATAAGTAAATCAATGTAATCTGTCCAAATACCTGTATCATTCGGTTCATAGTTATTACGAAGTAGTATTTTCACCTGGTTCCAATACATATTGAGCCTAAGTTCACTTCCTTGTGCAAAATATCTAAATGTCGTTTTCTTACCTGATTTAAGCAGTGTTTCTATTTTACTATTGGAAAGTAATTTTACAAACATTTCAAGTGGTGTAAGACCGTGGAAATTACCTTTAAATCCGTTTCTTACAATGTCCTTTGCATATTTGTGAATTGGGTATAAAGTATATGATTCAATGTTTTGATTGTCGCTTTTGGCCCTTAATTCTAATTCACTCGTCCAACACCAACAGTCAATATAATATCCAAAGTTTTGAGATCTTATTCTTGATACAGTTTCAAATTTGCCTTTTGAATTAATCCAATGTTGTACTACTTCACAACTGGTATAATTTGACTTTTTACCTTTCTTATAATACTGCATAACTGATAAGAATCTTATCACTTGAAATTCTTGGCATGTTGTGATAATACATAAATATTTATGTTCTTGCACTGTTCGCTTTCTTGTATCAATAATTTTCAAATCCGTTGAACAATCCGGACATACAACCTGGTCATTTAATCTATTAATCAACAATTCAGGATTATCATTCCTGTTAAATACAGTTCCACACTCCATGCATGTTGTCCCACCTGATTTAGTTCTGTATCCGGAATGCTGGAAGCATTTATTATATGCATAGTCAATTTGTTTATCAGAAATAGCAGGTAGTTTCAAACTTAGTCCGGCAATTCTTATTTGAAACTTAGTTTTTGGTTTCATTAGTCAAATAAGCTAGTTTGTTCTATATTCGGTTTTTCTTTCTTTACAACCGGCTTCTTTCCAAATGAACTGGCTATCTCTTCCTGATATTTATCCAAAGCTAATTTCCTTGCTTCAGCTTTCTCTTCTTCTGAAAGTACAATGGCATGACTTACTACTACCTGACATTTAATCTTAGCTCCTATTTCGATACTTTGTTCATCATAGTAATGAATTGCCATAGAAAATACTTCATCGTCTGTATATCCACCGCAACCGCTTTTGTGTACTGTATTCAGGATATAGGTTACACAATCATCGATATTCTTGTCCGGATTATTGAAGGTTGATGCAAACAAACTATCTTCCAGTGCGCGATTTTCAAGGTGTTGCTGTATAGTCTTTTTGAATTGATCTGTTGATTTCATTACGCAAATGAGTTTATTATGTGGGTTTATTTCTTACTTTTTCTTAATCGTTTGATTTCTTCCTGTAAAGTGATACAAGTTCCCTGGAGTTGTTTCTTTTGCTGTGATAGAAGTACAATGTTGGATATGTTATCCTTTTCTTTTGACCGCAACTCTTCAACTTCTTTTTGCAGGGTTAATACGTCTGCAGGTAATTCGGAGAACATGTTGTTAACATAGCTCTTGAAGTAATAATGAAGCTTTTTGTGATAGGATACTTTAGCTTCTAACCATGAAGTGAACTTTCCTTCCTGATCCTTGTGCTGGTCCAGAAGTTTCTTTGCTTGTTTCTCAATTGAAGTTGTCATGGTACCGGAATTTTATAGTAAAAATCATTTATTGTTTCTCCTTTAAATAATCGGTTGTCCTCAACTAACTTTTCAGTCGTTGATTTTATTTCAATTCGTATTTTATCACTTAACTTTCTCATAGCGGTTTCTGGGAAATTAAATCCGCGTATCGATTGTTTTAATACCTCATTGAATAATTCTACCTGCATAGCGCACACAGGAGCTATGTGTTGGCGTTTTCTTGATTCTTGAAGCCTGTCTACCGTTTCAAGTATTAACTCGTCCAGAGTGGTTGCATTACTGTCCATATCTAAGTTGGTTATGAAAGCATAAATAAGGTGCAGCGAAAAGACGTATTATTTCCCACGCAAATCAATGGAAATCCTTTTTATTCCCTTTTAAATTATTGATTTTAGTCTTATCTCCTCGCTGCAACATTCTGAACGCTTTCAGATTGTTTTACTTATTATGCTATTTCGTCTAAGTCAAATAAGGTAGGTGCCGTTAACTCGCATTCTATCTTTCGAAGGTAAAAAAGCCCGTCACGGAAATAATCAGCATTTAGTTCAATTCCACAACCCCTACGTTTCATTTTTAGGGCCATATAAGGAACTGTCATGAGTCCGCCAAAAGGATCTAATACTACTTCACCTTCATTTGAGAACCTGCCGATTACACGCTCCACGATATCCAGTTGTAATGGACATACATGATTTTGAAGTTTCTTTTGTGTTTGTTTGCTGTTTAGCGTTCTCATTCTGATGATATCAGTCCATACGTCATCGTCTGTGCTGACTGGTGCAATGCTCATATACGTTGCTGGTAACTTTCCGGCATCTTCCATTACCTGACCAACACGGATATGTTCATGGTAGTTATAGAGACTATTCCGGCTAAAGTCTTCGAAGTAGCGTTGCACCTTCTCGATTGGAAGTGATTTGATTTCTTCGGTAGACAAGAACCTATCTCCTGAGCTTCTCCAAAATCCTGAAGCATCAACTTGCCAATGTGCACGGGTGTAAACCTCCTTTGATTTGTGAACGGGTTCGTCTGCATATGCTTTCGAAGTGTCAGAGGGTAATTTTCTGAAAAGCAAAATATATTCATTCATTCCACAACCCATTTTAGAGCCGTCCTTGCTGTTTTCAGTCCAACCTAACCGATACGTTTGATTATTCTCTCTCACTACGTCTGTGACTACCGTAATACGTCCAAAGAATATAAAGCCGTGTTTCCTGAATGCTGCCACGGTCATGTCACTGAAAGGATCCACCGACGGCATTCCTAACCCTGTAGCATTTCCAAATAAAATACGGTCCTTTACGTGAATGGCAGCTACTCTACCAGGTTTTAAAATTCTAAGCAGATTAGGAACTAAGAAGTCCATTTGAACAAAGAACTGTTCATTATCTTCATTATGGCCAAAGTCATTGTAAGAGGGTGAGTATTCGTACTGATTCCCGAACGGGATACTGGTATGAATCAAATCTACGCTGTTTTCTTCCATGGAAGCAGTCTCTACTACACAATCATTATTTATGGCTGTATAGAACGTTCCACTTACTTCCACCCTATCTGATCCTATTGTTCTTTTTAAACTTTCCATTGCATTTTGTGTTAATCCGTATAATTTTATAATTCTGGTCATGTTCTCAACCAGTTCAACATGTTGTGCCCATTTTTCAAGTAATACCTTGAGTATGCTTTCTTCACTTTCAGCGTAGATCACATGTACATTTACTTCGTTCTTTTGCAGGAAACGATAACACCGGTGTATTGCCTGAATGAAGTCATTGAATTTGTACCCAACACCTAAGAATATCATATCCGAACAATACCTCTGGAAGTTACACCCTGAACCGCTTATTTTTGGTTTGGTAGCGAGTATCTTAATTTCACCGTTCGAGAACTTAATGATATTTTGTTCTTTTGTATCAATATCCTGTGAACCGTATACTTCAACTGTTTCAGGTATTGCTTTTTTTATGGCCCTACGTTCATCTTCCAGATCATGCCATATAATCCAGTGTTTATCCAGATCTTCACTTACGAGGATATCGGTCATTTTATCAATCCTATCGTCAAGTGTTAGTCTTTTCTCTCTCGAAGCTTCTGCAAGTCCCATGGCTGAATCCCTGAACATTTTCTTTTGACCGTCAAGTTCATCCTGTGCCAATGAATGATCTACCGTTACACAGTGATAATGCATGTTCATGGGTGGAAGGTCGTATCCTTCGTCGCTATAACCTAAATCTGAAGGCTTGGTTACAAATAATGCCCAGGTCGACATCCATAGCCAGAACTCTTCTTCTTTATGTGGGTACAATGTCAAATCATTTGCCTTTTGTGAGTTTCTTGCAAAGAATCTGGTTAGTGCTTGTCCTGTATCCATGATACCTAAGAATCCGGCATAATGAATTAATTCTTTGAACTTGTTTGGCGAAGGTGTAGCTGTACAAACGAACCTGTAAGGAATGCTTTCAAACATTGGAAGAAACTCCTGATATGTCTTCGATCCATACGAACGCAATACAGAAGCCTCGTCCAGTGTTACGAATATAAACTGATCAACGTCTATCCCACCGTCCCGGACCCGTTCATAATTCGTTATCATAATCGGATTTGGTGAGTTGATGATATCACTGTTACTCTTAACATAGGTGATTTGTATTCCAAGCTTCTTACCGTCCTCAGTGAATTCCTGTTTTACTCCCAGCGGGCATATGATCAATGCTTTTCCACCTTTCTTCTTTAGGGTAAGCCTTGCCATTTCTAACTGGCAGAATGTCTTTCCTAATCCAAATGAGCTAAATAATGCACGTTTGCCACCCAATAACCCCCATATAATTGTATCCTTTTGAAATTCAAATACCATTGGATTTATTTCGTCACGCTCTACTTGAAATCCGCTCAGTGGAGAAGTTTTAATCTTATGCTCTAAAAAGTCTTGATAATCCATATCTTTAATTTACTCTGATAACAATAACATAACCTAGTTCACGCGTCCGTGTAAATACACTCCAACGATCTTTACGAATTTCTTTTTTTGCTTGTTGATTTAATGTTGTTACATTTATTTGAGCTTCTACTATATTCGCTACCGGAACTTTTATTTGTTCGCCCGGTTCAAGAAGCATAAGATATTCAGGTGTTATGTCACCCATGTAAAGATCGAAAGAGCATAGTTGCATATAGTGTAGTGTTTAGAAATTTATTTCTTTGAATCTGTTGGAGCGTCGTATTTGTAAATACTGTCAATCTTTGTTTCTTTAATGATTTCAGCTTCCCATGTTGCCATGGATCCTTTCATTCCGTCGTCATGATTTGCACGAGCCTCTTCAATGTTGTTGGCCCTTACTAACATTTGAGCCGCAATACGCTTTGAAGTTCCTTTTTCTTCGTCAAGTGAAATAAATATAGTTTTCACCTTGTACAACTTATCACCGTCATACTTATCCATGAGCTCATTAATACGGGCACGTTTAATAGAATCAACTACAAACTCACCACTTATAAATGGCTGCATTTCTTTAGTGATCCGGGCTTCAGCTTCAGTGAATGACAAGGCATCTACCAGGTCAATTTGCGATACTTTTACGATCTTACCCTCTTCAGCGGTTTTTTCGTATTTAATCTTTGTTTCAAACCAATTATACATAATTTATAAAATTTAAAGTGTTAGTTTTTTATAATTAGAAATATTGTACTGTCATTCGACTCCTTATCAATGATCTTCTTTCCGTCAATCATTGAGCCTATAACAGGTGTATGGCCATTGTTTTGGTAGATATTAGTCAGCTGGTTGCATATGGCTTCATGTTCATCATATTTATTAAAAAGAGCTGAAAACTTACCATTCCTTTTTGGAAGGCGTACCGCAACGGATACTTTGCAGGAGAAAGGCATATAATTATTTTTTAGACTTTACTTCAACAAACTTTCCGTTTTTAATGGTATAATAAGTATCTTCCTTGATCTTTATACCGTCCACCAATGCTGATTTTACAGCTATTATCTCATTGTTATCATCATGCTCAACAAGACATATAGCACAACCTATTTTGCCCTTTATTTTAGAGTCTTTTCCTGCAATACCAAAAGAGTTAATACCATTTAGGTTGATTTCGGAGCGGTGTCTACCGGCACATACGCTGGAGTTAAGTCCGCTATTCACGCTGGAGTTAAGTCCGCTATTCACGCTGGAGTCAAGTCCGCTATTCACGCTGTAGTCAAGTCCGCTATTCACGCTGGAGTCAAGTCCGCTATTCACGCTGGAGTTACGTCCGCTATTCACGCTGGAGTTACGTCCGCTATTCACGCTGTAGTCAAGTCCGCTATTCACGCTGTAGTCAAGTCCGCTATTCACGCTGTAGTCAAGTCCGCTATTCACGCTGTAGTTAAGTCCGCTATTCAC